GGCGGTTGCCGCCGAGTTTGGCGACAGCGTTTCCTTTGATGCCTTCGATACGATCTTCGTCGACAGCATCACGGTTGCGGGGCGGCTTTGTTTCCAATGGTGCCGCGGCCAGCCGGAGGCTTTCTCCGAGAAGACTGGAAAGCCCGACATGCGTGGAGCCTACGGCTTGCATGGCCGCGAGATGATCGGCTGGCTCACACATCTGCAGCATGCGCGGGCACGCAACGTGATCTTCGTCGGCATCCTCGACGAGAAGCTCGACGACTTTAACCGACGTGTTTTCAGCCCGCAGATCGATGGCAGTAAAACCGCTCTCGAACTGCCCGGCATCGTCGATCAGGTCATCACCATGGCCGAGATCAAAGCCCCGGACGGAACCCAGTCGCGCGCCTTCATCTGCCAGACGCTCAACCCATCGAGCTATCCGGCCAAGGACCGCAGCGGTCGCCTCGACGTCATCGAGGAGCCGCACCTCGGACGGCTGTTCGAAAAGATCAAAGGCCCGGTTCGACCCGCCACCGAACGTCTCGACTTCAAGCTGCCGGCGTCGCCGGCGGCCGACACCAACGCGATCCCCACCAGCTGAACATTGGAGTGAATACAATGACTGCATCTTGGAACGACTATAACGACGCCCAGCAGAACGCCGCGCTGATCCCGAAGGGGACGCTGGCGAAGGTTCGTCTGACCATCCGCCCTGGCGGATTTGACGACGCGAGCCAGGGCTGGAGCGGCGGCTACGCCACGCGCGGCACCACCGGCGCCGTCTACCTCAACGGTGAGTTCACCGTGCTTGAGGGTCCATACGCCAAGCGCAAGATCTTCACGCTTATTGGTCTGCACAGTCCCAAGGGACCGGACTGGGCAAACATGGGCCGCAGCTTCGTGCGCGGCATGTTGAACTCGGCACACGGCATCTCGGACAAGGATAGCTCTCCCCGGGCCCAGGCCGCGCGCCGCATCTCCAGCTTTGCCGACATCGACGGGATCGAATTCGTTGCCCGCATCGAAACTGGCACCGACACCAACGGCGAGGACAAGAACGAGATCCGCGCTGCCGTAACGCCGGATCACAAAGGCTATGCGGCTGTCTGGGGCGCTCAGCCTGCAGCACATGCAACAGCGCCGGCGCCGTCGCCAGCCAAACCCGGACACACCGTCCGTCCGACTTGGGCAAGCTGAGAGGGCGCCGCGATGCTGCTTCGTCCCCGCCAGAAGGAGTTCGTCGAGCGCAGCCTTAGTGCGCTCGACGAACATGGCAACACGCTCGGCGTGGCCCCAACAGGATCGGGGAAAACGATCCTGTTCTCCGCCGTGGTTGGCCAGATGGTCAAAGCCTCTGAAGCCAAGGCTGCGATCCTCGCCCATCGCGACGAACTCACCGATCAGAACCGCGACAAGTTCGGTCGAGTGAATCCGGGGATCAAAACGTCGGTGGTCGATGCCACGACCAAATCCTGGGCCGCGCAGGTCACCTTCGCCATGGTGCCGACACTCTCGCTGGCGCCGAACCTCGACGCGATGCCGACTCTCGATCTGTTGGTCATCGACGAAGCGCATCACGTTGCAGCCGCCAGTTATCGGCGTGTGATCGATTGCGCCCTGCAACGCAATCCGAACTGCCGCGTCTTCGGCGTTACGGCAACACCCAATCGCGGCGACCGCAAAGGCTTGCGCGCGGTGTTCTCGAATGTCGCTGACCAGATCCGGCTGGGCGAACTGATCCGTGCCGGTCACATCGTGCCGCCGCGCTCGTTCGTGATCGACGTCGGGGTGCGGGACGATCTGTCGAAGGTCAAGAAGTCTGGTGACGACTTCGACATGGACGAAGTCAGCCGCATCATGAACCGGCGCCCTGTCACCGACGCTGTGATCAGACACTGGAAGGAGAAGGCCCAGGACCGGCAGACCGTAATCTTCTGTTCGACCGTGGCGCATGCGCGTGCTGTTACAGATTCGTTCAACGCCGCCGGCGTACCGAGCGTTCTGGTGACCGGCGAGTTGTCCGGTACGGAGCGGCGCGCCGTATTGGCGGCCTACGCTTCGGGCGAGGCGCGCGTCATTGTCAATGTCGCCGTGCTTACCGAGGGCTGGGACCATCAGCCAACAAGCTGCGTTGTGCTGCTGAGACCGAGCTCCTTCAAATCCACCATGATCCAGATGGTGGGTCGTGGCCTGCGCACCGTGAATCCGCAGGAACACCCCGGCGTCGTTAAGACCGACTGCATCGTTCTCGACTTCGGGACGTCTTCTCTTCTGCACGGCTGCCTTGAGCAGGAGATTGATCTCGATGGCCATGTGGCCAGCGGCGAGGCGCTGACCAAGATCTGTCCGTCCTGCGATGCCGAGATTCCGCTCTCCTGCTGCGAGTGTCCGCTTTGTAGTTATGTGTTCGAGAAGGGTTCTGGTCCCGCGCCCATAGCCGATTTCGTTATGACCGAGATCGACCTTCTGAAGCGCTCGAGCTTCGAATGGAGCGACTTGTTCGGCGACGATGCCGCGTTGATCGCTAACGGCTTCAATGCCTGGGGCGGCGTGTTCTGCCTGAACGGCCGCTGGCACTCGGTCGGCGGCGGCAAACAACATAGTTCGCGTCTGCTGGCTGTTGGCGAACGCGTAATCTGTCTTGCCGCGGCGGACGATTGGCTCAACGAAAACGAGACTGACGAAAGCGCCCACAAGAGCCGTGCTTGGTTGCGCGAACCTGCGACGGAGCGGCAGCTCGTTCATCTGCCACCGCAGTTTCGGCTCGACTTCAGCCTGACCCGCTATCAGGCGTCGGCGCTGCTGACATTCCAATTCAACAGAGCCGCAATCTGCTCGCTGGTCATGAAGGCAACCTCGCCCGCGCTGGAACGTGCGGCATGAGTGACCATGCATATTCCCGCCAACCTTTGCGCTGTTTGTCGCCGGCCCGCTCGCGGGTTCGGTTGGTTCGATACAAGCGGACGCGTACCGCACCGGCCGCGTGTGGGTTTCTGCAGCATGGATTGCCAGTCGCTGTGGACCCGCTTGGCCCGGAGGTCTTCGGCCATGGTTGACCTTACCGAACAGGAACGGGCCGCCATTCGCGCCGCCATGAAGCCATTGGCCGAACTCCTCGAAGAGATTGGCTGGGAGGCACGGCTTGTCGACCTCACAGAAGACCAAGTGCTGAAGCTGATCGAGATCGCAGTCGAAGGGTTTCAAGACGCCATGCGCGCGACCGCTCGAGGCGCCGACCAAGAAGTACCTTTCTGATGCTGGACTACAACAGCCGTCCGAAGACCGTCGATCACGTCAACGCCGTGATCGACACGGCGCTTGTGGCGCGTGATGCCATGTCGCCGCCGCGCAGCTACCTCGGCGGTTCGCGTTTGGGCCATCCCTGCGAGCGCGCGCTGCAATTCGAATTCACCCAAACACCCAAAGACGACGGCGCCGGCTTCAACGGTCAGACCTTGCGGATCTTTGACATCGGTCACGCCCTCGAGGATAGCGCCGTCGATTGGCTGCGCGGCGCGGGCTTTGATTTGCACACACGCCGCGGTGGAGAAGGACAACAGTTCGGCTTTTCCGTCGCCGGCGGACGTATCCGCGGCCATGTCGACGGGATCCTCGCTGGCGGCCCGCCCATCCCCGGCATGGGCTTCCCGGCGCTGTGGGAATGCAAGACGATGAACGCCAAGTCCTGGCGCGAGACATCTGGCAAGGGAGTCGCCGCGAGTAAACCTGTCTATGCCGCACAGATCGCGGTCTACCAGGCCTACATGGATGCCTCGATCCCCGGCATCGCCGGCAACCCGGCGTTATTCACTGCGATCAACAAAGATACCGCCGAGCTTCACCACGAACTCGTTCCGTTCGACGCCGCACTCGCCCAGCGTATGACGGACCGCGCAGTGCGAATTCTGCAGGCCACCGATGCCGGCGATCTGCTGCCGCGCATTGCGACGCAGCCCGAGTTTTACGAATGCCGCTTCTGCTCCTGGTCGAAGCGCTGCTGGAGTTTGCCAGCATGAGTGATGACAACGTCATTCACTTCAATCCATGGCGCGACTTCAACGACGCGGCAATCCTCGTCGAATCGGAAATCGACCCAGACCCCGCACAGATCGCAATCTTTCTTGATCTGGTATTTGGCTATTGCGATGGCCTTATCCCGCTGCGCGGGCTCGCGGACAAAGGCCAGGACACCAGCGGCAAGCCCAACAACGTCTGGATTCCCGCGGACAAATCCGCACTGGAGAAGGTGATGACCTTCTCCGCCTGGGCAGCACGTGAGGGGGCGGCGGTCTATGTGGTTCCCGGCACGGTGGCCGAAGCTGGACAGGCCCGTAGCGTTGACATTCTGCAGATGCAATCCGTCGTCGTCGATCTCGACGCCGGCAATGTCATCCTCAAACTCGAACACCTGGTACGCCACCTAGGCGAGCCGACGCTCGTCGTTCAGAGCGGCGGTCGAACCGAAGACGGCCTCGACAAGCTGCACGTGTGGTGGCGGTTGTCCGAACCCGCCGGGGGAGAGGCGATCGCCAGACTCTGCCAATTGCGTTGGGACATCGCGGCCAAGGTTGGAGGCGACACGCATTTTAGATCGGCGCATCAGCCCATCCGTGTCGCCGGCAGCATCTATCACAAGAACGGCAACCGCCGTCTTGTCCAAATCCGCCAGCACACGCCGCAGGTCGAGTTGCATCTCGAAGACTTCATTGAGGCTGTGGCCGCGATGCCCCCCTTTGGCGGCGTCGGAACGCAAGCCGTGCAGCAACCCACCAGCAAGCCCGGTATCGATGAGGTTCTTACCACTCCAGTGCGCGAGGGTGGCGCGGATGCATGGAGCCGTTTCCAGGGCGCCAGCGCCGCAATCGGCCACTATGTTCGTCTCGTCCACGACGGACGCATTACCGGCGATGACGGCTGGGAAGCGATCTGCCAGTACAACGCCGCGATGCTGCGGCCCGAGTGGCCAATCGAGCGTCTGAAGCGCGAAGCCGATCGGATCTGGCGCCTGCATGAAGAACGTCATGGGCCGGCGCTGGTGCGGCTTGCCAATCCCGTACAGACGGCTCTGCCAACTTACACGCTGGGCGCACTGCTCGACGATCAAAGCCCGATGCCCGACGACATCATCGCGCCGCGACTGCTGACGCCTGGCGGCATGCTGGTACTCGGCGGTGCCCCCAAGGTCGGCAAGAGCGACTTCCTGATTAATCTTCTCACCCATGCCGCTGCCGGCGCGCCATTCCTGCGCTTTGCGCCATTGCGACCGCTTCGGGTGTTCTATCTGCAGGCCGAGATCCAATATCACTATCTGCGTGAGCGCCTGCGTGAACTACGCATCGACGCTCATGTTCTGGCACGCGCACGCGATACGCTGGTCGCTACTCCGAAGCTGAAAATCCTGCTCGACGAGCAAGGTGTACTGCTCGTGGCTGCTGCGATCCAGCATGCGTTTCCCGATGCGCCGCCCGATATCATTTGTGCCGATCCACTGCGCAATCTCTTTGACGGAGGTCCTAGCGGCGAAGGCGAGAATGACAACTCGGCGATGCTGTTCTTCCTGCAGAGTCGCGTCGAGGCGTTGCGCGACCTGGTAGCGCCCGATGCCGGGCTAATCCTCTGCCACCACACCAGAAAGCTGACCAAGCGCCAGCTGATCGAGGACCCGTTCATGGCGCTGTCGGGCGCCAGCGCACTGCGCAGCTTCTACACGTCTGGCATGATCATGTTCCGGCCGGAAGAAGATCAGCCGCAACGTCGCCTTGAGATCGAACTGCGCAATGGACCGGCGCTCGACGCAATGCTGATCGACAAGCGTGGCGGTCAGTGGGTAGAGCTGGATCCCAGAAGCGAACGACTGGTGCTCAAGGAATTCGGCGCAAAGCTCGATGCGGAGCGTCTGCGAAAGCACGACATGATACTCGGCATCCTGCTGGATGAAGCGGCCGACGAGCGGCTCTACTCCACGATGCAGTTCGCCGAAAAGTTCGAGAACAAAGGCGGCCTCGGCAGCAAGCATACGATCCGGGAGCGATTGAGTGTTCTCGCGACGAAGGGCTTCGTGAAGTTTCTTCGCAACGGATCGCAATTCGGTCATCAGGTCGTTCGTTCGCGTTTTGGATATTTGTGCGTCGAAGGCATGACCTTTGGACCGGTGGCAGAGACCGTTGATCCGACCACCGGCGAGATCACCGCGACGCGAAAACGGGTCCTCCCCAGCCACTACAAATGCGCCCAGTCAGGGCTCTGCCTCGATGTCGAAAACCCGGAGATATGGGTCTACCCGGAAG